AGGAAGTCGTAGATCAGGATCACCTGCCCCGCCCGTATCGCGTAGCCCGTGATGGCCTCCCGCATGTTGGCTATCTCCAGTGTGTCGGGATTGGTCAGCGGGCTGTCCATGCTCTTCCTTGGGCTTCGGCAGCGGCATGAAGGCAGGACCGTCGAAGCCCCATGCGTACCAGCATACATCCATAGTCGGATTTCCCTGCCCTGTCACGTCTATGCGAAATGTCAGCGGCAGAACTCGGCTGGGCGGTGCATCCGCGAACAGGTCCAGCCTGCTGGCCGCGTTCCAGTAATTGGCCTTCAGCAGAAGCACCACCTGCGGGGTCATTGACAGCGCCCGGCGAATGAAGGCTTCCGCCAGACTGAACGGCGGGTTCGTCACGATGGCGAAAGGGCCGGTATGCTTCAGGCTGATCCGCTGGTTCACGAAATCGACCTTGGCGGCTCCCTCCATCCGTGGCTCGATATCGGAACATGTCACGATATGCCCGTGCTGCTCCAGAACGCGCGCCAGAGCGCCATCGCCGCAGGCAGGCTCCCAGATAGCCCGTGGCAGATCCAACGCCCTCCGCATCGCTTCCGTGGCCGCCCATGGCGTCGGATAGAAGTCACCGGCACGGCGCTTGCCGTTGCCGCCAGCCATGGCCGCGCCGACGTTCACTTGGGCACCGGCAGTATCAGGTGCGGACCCTGCGCGAAGACTGCCTTGTTTGCATTGGGCCATGCGTTAAGCGCCGCGGCGACAACGGCGCGTGCCGCTGTCTCCTTCAGGCCGGTGGCCTTCCATGCTTCATCAGGCACCTGCTCAGGCGTTACCATTTTGTGAAGCGGTGTGATGATCATGCCGTCCCCTTGAGCGCGCAGATGGCGGCGGCACGGTTCAACAGCAACAACCGATGTTCGGTCGATAGTTCCCGATAGTATTCTGTCACAGCCCGCGCCGCTTCCTCCAGCGTCTCGCGGCGCACAAGGGCGACGGCCTTGGCTGCCATGTTCCGATACATCGGGTTGTCAGGGTGCGAGAATAGAGCCACGGATACCTTCTCGACCAGTTCATCGCTCACGGCTTGTCCTCCGGTGGTGGGGGGAGGGGCATAAAGTGGGTGGGAGTAACCCCGCTGATGTGAACGTGGGTGTAGTCATCCCAGTTGTCGATGCACTCATACCAACCTTCGGGAAGGCAAAACCGGTCATTGACTTCGTCGTATTCGCACCAGCCTTCGGCATCATCGGTCTGTTCAACAGCGAGCTTCGGAGCATAGAACGCAATCACCCTGCGCCACTTTTGTAAGGCGTTGCGGTACGCGAGCAGCATCCGCGTCCCATCCTTCGGCGCTTCGCTGATCGGCCTCCACTGCATCGCAGCCCCACGGCGGGCGAGGGCAAAAAGGCGTTCGCGATGTTCCTTCTTGAACACCAGTGAACCGATAACCCATTGCTCCATGCTGTCGATGAACTCGGCATCACTTTCCATCTGTCTTCTCCTGTGCGGTGAGTGCGGCGCGGGCGCGTTCCGGGTTTATCCAGTTTCCCTCTCGGGCGTACCATTTCAGCGCCGCGTCCTTCCTCGCCACCTCGGCGCGCAGCCTCACGATCTCGTCTAGCGCCTTGCGGTGTTCCGAAAGAGGGACAGCAATTTTGTCTGAGAATGCCAATTCCATGCCGTCTCCAATATCGCTCATGCGTCACCTTCTTGCTGCGGGAGGGGGAGGCTAATACGCGCGGCCTGCTTTTCTCCGGTGGCAATCCGATGGTGCGCTGGCGTGTGCGTCAACCCCGGCCACGCATTGAGCATGGCGAGGCAGGCGGCGCGAAGACTTTCCCGATATGTGTCAGAAAACTCTGCCCAGTGAATTTCAAACAGCCGCGAGCCTGCCGGGCCGCTGTCTTTGACGATCATAGCTCGGACGCCCGCCTCCAGCGCCTCGGGTGGGATTATGATGCTCATTTCGGCACACACGCTGTCTTGATGATGTTCGTCCATATGGTCATGTCCCGCACCGCCACGACCGCGGCCTCGCAGCTTGCCTTGCTGCTGAACTCCTGAGTTGTGACGGCGCTGCCGTTGCCAAAAAAGATGATGATCAGGACGTAGGTCATTTCTTTTCCGCCGGTTGATCCAACCTCACGATGAACGTGCCGTCGTTTTCCCTGATGCCAAGCACGTGCGCGGCAGGCTTGCTAACCGTGCTGCGGTCCAACCATTGCTGCAGCGCCAGCATCATGGTGGCTTGGTTCAGGTGTAACTCGTTGGTTCCCACGAACATCACCGCTCACCGCCATACATCACGCGGCAGCGCCGCTCTGTTTCGCGCAAGCTCTGGTGCGGCTGGTACTTGCTGCGCTCACCGCCATGCTTGCGGGGCGTAACCATCTTGGGCTTGCCGTTCCACATGATCATGAACGGGCCGCCGGGTTTCGTCACGGCGGGGATCCGCGGCCGGTCGGGGTGCGCGTACTGCATTCGATTTTTCATGATGGTTCTCCTTCCTCAATAGCCATATCATTATTCCTATGAATAACCAACCACCAAGTGTGCCGACCATGAAAAAAATTAGCCAGCACCACTGGGCAAAGTTTTGCGGAATCATACCGCGGGTTCCACGGTCAGGCGGGGAGACGGCGTGTCAATCGACGCCACCATCTCGCCGTGGTTGATCTGGTTCACAATTGCCAGCGTCACGCCACCGCTGGATGTCATGGCGCTGTTGAAGGCGTCCTGTGCCGCGCGCTCCAGACCATCCGCCTGCTCGCGGATAGCGCGCACCTGCTGCAGCGCGTTGTTGTACACCGTGAGAGCCACGTTGCGGGCATCATAGTCCGCGTTCAGTTCCCGGACGATGCTGTCGCTTTGGTCGCGAGCCGCCTTGCGTACCACGTCGATGGCATTCTCAATCGCGTTAATCATGATAATATTCCCTCACATAGGTTGAGTTGATCTTGGTCAGGTAAATGTCGGGCTGGTCTTCGTCGTGCCGGGTCAGGCCCGGTGCCCTTTGCCGATCGACGCGGCAGATTCCTGCAATCCCCATGAATATCACACCGGCCACCATGGCCGACGCAATACCTGAGAAATAGCCAAACAGGAATTCGGTCATTGCTTGGTCCTTTCGTTGTCCGGGACGCCGTGGATCTCGCGCAGGTAATGCAGCGAAGCCTCAATGTTGTCGAGCGCGATGGTCTTCATCTCGGGCGTGGTATCATCGATCATGATGCTGATGACCAGCATGCAGGTCGAGATAATCGTGCCCTTGTTGCAGCCATTGGCGGCAATCAGGAACAGGTCGCGCAGCACGCCCATGTTTTTCTGCGCCTTGGCAAGGCCCTGCTCGTCGGTCATGGTTTTCCTGCCAATCCGCAATAGCCTTCGGTGTCGCTGTTGATCCACGCGGGTGCTTCGTCCGCCGGATGGCCGCGCACCATGGCCATGCCAATGGTCGGCGGCTTCCAATCCGGGCTCTTCACCTGCGCCCAACGCCACGCCATGCAGCGAGATCCGGTGCAGACCAGACTCAAATCTGCGCAGCAGTTGAACACGCCTGAATCTCTGTCGCTGACGATCATGGTTTCCTCCTCAGTTGAATGGACGCCGGTCGCGGCGGCATGGAGACCGCCCACCGGCTGACGGGGTTGTGGCCCACTGGCCGTCTATGGCCCTGCCGTTGAAGCCAGAGGGAGGACAGAAACCGACCTCTAGCCCATGAACCGCCCGGCAGGTGGCAGCCCTCATTTTCTGTGTTCCCTGAACCGGGCGCGGAGCTTGTGGAACACCGCGCGCTGCTTTTCGGTGATCGACCAATGGTCGGGCCGGTCTTCGAACGAGACAAGGAAATCGACCTCCCATTCGGTCAGGAGCGCCGGGCACTCGTCCAGCATGCGCAGGCATTCGTGCTTCATGGCGATGTCGTCGTTGGTCGGCCCCCACTCGCGGGCCTCCTCCTCGCGCTTGCGGGCCGCGGCTTCCTTCTGGGCGCGCTGGGCCGCTTCGGCCGCACGCTTGACATCATCCCATTGCTTCTGCTGGCTTCCCCAGCCGCCATCCCACTGGTGCTGCTGGGCCGGATCTTCCCACCACTGGCGCGGGCGCTGCTGTTTCGGCTGGGCCTGCGGCTGCACACCGATCAGATCCTTCCACGTTTTGCCTTCGGCCGCCATGAGGCGCTGCGCCATGCGCAGAGCGACCAGCGCCTCGCTGTCGTGCGAGGAGCCGGTCATGCCCAGAATTTTGAGGAGCTTTTCCATGTCCATGATACGGCGGGGGCCGGTGCCTGCGCGGGGGCGTTAAAACCACCGGCCCCCTTCCCCCTCACGCCGCCTTGGCGACGGCAGAGTTGATGGCCTTGATGGTCATGACCACCGACGCGGCACCGACCTTGCTGTTGGCCGCGACCCAATCGGCACCCAGCGCCTTCTCGACGGCGGCCTTGTCGAGGGTGACGCTGCCGTTGCGCAGACCGAAGGAGATGGCGAACTGGCCGCCGCAGATGGTGTCGGCGTCGAGGTTGCGGGCCTCCAGCGCGGCGCGGAGCGCCTTCTTCTCGGCCTCAAGGGCCTTCGCCTGAGCGTCAACGGTGCCGATCATGTCGGCGATCTGGGCGGGGGAAAGGTTGTCGAAGCGGTCCATGATGGTCTCCAAGGTTGGGGCACTTGATTGTGCCTGTCATTTGGTCTACACCGAATCGCATGGCAACGCAAACAAAAAACGTAGAAAAAAAGAAGAAACGTGGTCGCCCGGTCACCGGCCGCGGGCATCAGGTCAACGTCATGGTGACGACCGACGTGATGACCGCCCTGCAGGCCTATGTGTCTGACCGCGGCGGCGGGTTCAAAACCACGGAAGCAATCCGGCGGCTTTTGTTGGAGAGCTTGGGCCGACACGGTTACTTCCGGGACTGAAAGGGGCGGCAGAAATGCCGCCCTTTTTCATATCGCCGTGAACCGCGCCATGGGAATCAGGCAGCACGGTTCCACGTCATGGGCATCGCCGCGGTCGGTGCGCCCGGTCAGCGTCACGTCAAACACCGGCCACTCCTCATCCTTGTCCACCGCCATGGCGAACACGCCGTCCGGCAGGCCCAGCGCCAGCACGAACGTCATGCGCTGCACCCGGTGCCACTGGCTGGCCGCCATGACCTTGTGCGCGCTGATGATCAGTCCACCCATGCTGTCGAGCGCCGCAAAGGCATAGTTCCGGCATTTGATCTCCAGCACGCCCACCATCCGGCCGTCCGCGAATATCGCCCGGTCAACGGCATAGAACGGCTTCAGCGCCCGCGTGGTGACGCCCCACGATTCTTCCAGCGTCCGCGCCACCGCGGCCTCGTTGGTGAGATCTGTTACAGTCTGGTAAGTCGGCCGCATCATTCCTCCTCCGTCGCTTCGCCGTCGATCACTTCCGGCTCCTCGCCGTTCTCCATGATCTCCAGCGCCCGTTCCAGCATGTCGAGGGCCTGCGACGGCAGGTTGTTGACATCGATGCGTTGCACGTTGACCTGCACTGGGCCACCGTCCGGGCCGACGATTTTGGTTTCCTTGTTCTCGCGCCAATCCGCCGGGAATCGGGCCGCCATGGACCGATTCCAGATGGCCGCGTTGAAGCCCGGAGCCTGCATGCCATTCTGGCCAGCATCTTCCCACCAAAGTTGTGAAAGTTCCCCAGCAATTTCCAAGGCTTTCAGAAAATCCGGGTGCTGATCGGCCCAGCCAAACATGGTGTTGCGGCTGACGCCCAGCGAGGCGGCAAGCCAAGCCTTTGATTTTCCTTGCCTTCCCCATTCGATGACCTGATCACAGTATTCGGGCTTGTACTCGGCCGGTGGCCGTCCGACAGGCCGCGGTGGGTCTTCAGGTTTTTTGGCCTTGGACTTGGGTTTCTTTGCCATGCATTAGGTCTCCTATTCCGTCTACTTTAGCACGCTCTCTACAGCCTCGCCACAGCCCCGTGCACGCCGGTTGACATGCACGGGGGTACCGGCATAGCCTTTTCGGGTGAAGGCTTCCTGCGCCCGTTCTGGGCCTCTTCTAGGGCACACGCAATGCGCGACCTGCCCACCGACCAGAAGCCCTCGTTTTCCTAGGAATAAACATCAAGCGAGCGAGTGAGGGTCGGGGGGAGGGTATTTCCCTTTGTATTGGTTCTCCCCCCCCCCCCTCTATTTTACCACACTTGGTTTTCTTTA